TTCTAGCGTTAAGAATGACAAAATTAGAAGGTTTATGGCGAGCATACCAATGATGAAATCAGTAGTTGTTAGTGGCGCTATGGAAGAGATACAGGAAAATTATGAAGACCTGACAGATCCCAGCACCTTTTCTAGGGTTCTAAACTTTATTGTAGAAAACAATCCCTTTTATGAGTTTGAAGAAGGGTTGCAGAGAAGCATGAGTCCTTCTGATAGAGCTGATATGGAGATTCTGTTTAAGTTTATGAATGGTGAGCTGCGAGGTGATTCTGATGTCTATGCTGCCAGAGAGGCTTACGAATGAGCAATATTGATTGGGACTTCATTAGCGCAAGAGAAGGTAAGGGCCGCTTAACAGGATACGTTCCTGATGCAGATGGCTCTGATTCTGGTGTTACAATTGCTACCGGATTTGATCTTGGAGCAAGAAACCTTGCGGATCTTACGGGCCTTCCAAAGACCCTTATTGATAAGCTTACTCCCTATCTTGGCATCAAGGGAGCGCAAGCAGAGGAAGTTGCGGGCAATCTTCTTATTACTAATCCAGAAGCCAAGACTATTGATGAGTTTTCCAAGAAAGATGCTGTAGAAAAGCTGCAAAGCAAATGGCAAGCAGCAACTGGCGAATCCTTTGATGATCTCCCTAAGCACAAAGCAACAGTAATCGCATCAGTTGCATTTCAGTATGGTGATTTGCAAAGTGAAACTCCAAACTTCTGGAGACAGGTAACATCTGACGATTGGGATGCTGCTGAGAAGAACCTGAGAAACTTTGGGGACAACTACAAAACCCGACGAAACTTAGAAGCAGATTACTTTATCGGTGGCTTAAGCGAGGATGAACTCGCAGCAAAAAAAAAATTTGAACAAGAATTAAGAAGAGATGTTCAGTACGGTATTCAAGAAGCACAGATCTTTGAAGGCAGAGATCGTGGTGACTTTGAGGATTTGGGCACTGCACCAACAGGTACACAAGAAAAAGATGTAAGGGACTTATCAAATCCTGAACTTGTTAATCTTGTTCAGGGCAAGATAGAAAGTATAAGAAGCGCAGATGATCCTGTAAGCGAGGAGGCTTTTCCCTTAGATCGTCTTGATGATGAGGTTATACCGGCACCTCCTGTTGCAAGCCTTGAGCCTGTAAAGGTGGAGAGTGATGACCTTAACCTTACATCCGTTACAAGGCCGTCAGATGTAAAGCCTGAGCCTTTTCAGCCTTATGTTCCCCCGAAGGCAAAGCCAGATGAATCATACGAAGATATGGTCAATCGCCTTATTGATGAGGATTTGGCAAGCGCCGGTCCTGTTGCTGAGACGTTAAAAGCCAATCAATTTGGTGAAGCTGGCATGGCGATGTTTGCTGATAATAGTAGTGAGATATGGGGAGCTGCTTTTAGGCAAGTTAATCCTATTGCTGCTGCTGGACGAGTAATTAATGACATGCTTAAGGACATCGATGATGATCCTGATTATGATTTTGCAGGAGATCCTCAACTAAAAGGGAGAGAGGACTCTTGGTGGCGTTTTTATGATTCTAAAAGCGCTGCTGAAACAGCAATGAGGCTTGAAAGGTTTGACCAAGAGCTAGAAGATCAGCAAGTTTTAAGTAGCTCGAACTCAACAGGTGTGGCTATGGGAGCTGCTCTTCTTACGCCAACAAGCGCCCTGCCTCTTGCTCCCTTAAGATACATGGCTGCCCCAGGAATGGTTACTAGGTTTGGCACCGGAGCTGCGTTTAGTGCCGTTCCCATTGCGGCTGAGCAGATGGTTTTAGGGGCTGCAAATGAAACACGAACAATTCAAGAGGCTGGCTTAGCAGTCGGCCTTGCTGCTGTTATTAGTGGATCTGCTAATGCGGCATTTGGAAAGTACATAGCTAGATCTACAAAATCTAAATATCTTGCAAAGCAAGCTGATGATGAGCCTTATTATACTGGTGGAGGCAATGCTGGGGCTGCCATGAACCCAGATTCTCCCCTATATCGAGAGAATCTTAGAAAAACCCTTGAGGGGGATGCGGCAAAAGAAACTGGTATTGGATTAGAAAAAGCCCCTCTCAATCCAGTATTGAGGATGCTTCAAAGCAATAACCCTCTTGTGCGTGGGATTACCGCTCAGCTTGTTGATATGGGTGGTGTAATGCAGAAGAAGGTTGATGATGGAATTGCTATGGATCAAGGAGTGGAGAAGGTTTTTGCTTCTACATATCTTGGCCCATTGGTCGAGTCTTTAAGGGAATCTAACAGAGCATACCTTGCTTATCGCGGTGCTGTTGCAAGGCCCAGTGATGCCGGACAGGCTCTTCAAATTATGGGCATTGGCTTAAAAGACAAGTTTACTAGAAATACCGATTTTATCACTGAAGCTGAGTTCCGTATTAGGATTGGTCAAGCAATGCGTAGGGGCGATGTTGACCAAGTTGGTGATGCTGCAAGCCAATACGTTAGTCAGGCTGCCAAGCAATCAAGAACTGTCTTTAAGTTTATAAAAGAAGAAGCAGAAAAGATTCGTTTATTTGAAAGTGAAATTCAAAGATCTATTAGGGCTGCTAAAGCTGCTGGTGACGATGCTTTGGTTTCTACGCTTAAGGAGAGGTTGAAAGACCTCAGAGAAAAAGGTGTAAGTCTTAATACAGCAGAAAGCTATGTTCCAAGGCTTTATCGAATAGACAGGATTGAGGCAAATCCAGATAAATTTAAAATGATTATCAGGCAATACGCTCACGAAAAGCTGGGGCTAAGGGGTGCTGACGCAACAAAATATGTTGATGATGTTTACGATACCATAACAAGGTCAAAGCCATTTGTTATTGCTGATGAGGCTGTTGAAAACATTGAAGGTGTTGTTGCCCCCGGATCTGCAAAGGCCAGAGAGCTTGAGATTCCAGATGAAGTTATTGAGGAGTTTCTTGAGAGCGATATTGAGGTTCTTCTTCGTCACCATGTTCGCACAATGGGAATGGACATAGAGCTTACAAAGCGCTTTGGCAGCATAGACATGAAAGCTGCTGTGGATCAGATAACAGATGAATGGGAGCGAATGATAAAGGCTGTTAAGGATCCAGCCAAAAAAGATGCCATGCGTAAGCAGATGATGAATGATCTCAGGGATGTTCGTGCCATTCGTGACAGGCTTCGTGGAACATATGGAGCATCAAAAGATCCTCACGCTATGTCTAGTAGGTTTGTGAGGGCTATGAAGTCATTCAATGTTATCACCCTTATGGGTGGGGCAACAGTTTCATCAATACCTGATGTTGTTCGTGTTGTAATGGTTGAAGGATTTCAGAACGCATACGGTAAAGGATTTAAGAGGGCTTTTAGAGATCAGGCAAAGATACTGAGAACCTTAAAGGATCGTGAGCTTAATCAGTCTGGCGTTGCTGCTGATGCAGTTCTTGGACTTAGATCTCAGGCAATGTCTGATGTAGGCGACATATTTGGCAACAGAACAGCGGCAGAAAGGTTTCTCAATCAAAGCGCTTCTGTAATGTTTTTTATTAATGGCCTTAATATGTGGAATCAGTTTCTCAAAGAGTTTGCTGGTGGAGTCACCACTCTTCGCATGACAGAAGCCATTATGAATCCTTGGGGTAAGTTATCGAGAGCTGACAAAGAAAAACTATTAAAGAATGGAATAGATCAGCAAATGCACATGAGAATGCAGATGCTGATTAAGAAGCACGGAGAGCAAGTTGATGGTGAGTGGCTGCCAAATACTGAGCTTTGGGGGGCTGCTGGACAGACTGAAAGGCTTACTTTTAGAACAGCCTTAAACCAGAACGTAGATAGAATTATCATTACTCCTGGTGCTGGTGATCGTGCATTGTGGACATCAACTGAGTTTGGCTCACTGATGACACAGTTTAAGTCTTTTGGTCAGTCGGCAAACATGAGGCTTTTGACTTCTGGGCTACAGGAAAGAGATGGTGCCTTTTGGCAAGGTGCATTCTTGCTTGTCGGGGCTGGGGCTATAGTAAATGAAATAAAGAGAATGCAGTATGGAATCGACAAAGATGAGACTTTTGGGGAAAAGCTAGTTAATGCTGTAGATAGATCAGGTTTGCTTGGTTCGTTTATGGACGTAAACAATGTTGTTGAGAAGCTTAGTAATTATGGCTATGGGCTTCGTCCCGCTTTGCTAGAGGATCAAAAGAGGTACATGCCGCCTCAAGCCAAAATAGGATCTATTTTTGGCCCTGCATCAAGTCAGATTATGAATCTTGGTGGCGTTACAAAAGATCTTATGAATGGCAACTTTAACCAAGACACAAAGGATAGCTTGAGGTTTTTGCAACCAATGGGCAATCATCCGGTTATTGACCCTTTGTTGGACAAAATCTATGGACAAGCAAAGTGAATTAACATGACCAAGACAGGAAGGTATAAGTAATTATGGCTACTATATCAATTGCTGATAGTGATGCTCGAGTACAGTACACCCAAGCGGTGACTGCAAACTCGACTACGTTGACTATCGACTTTCCCTTCTTCAGTCTTGATGACATTAATGTAATTGTTACGAGCGCTGCTGGAACAGACACCACCCTTACAAGAGGAACTGGAACCGGCACGTTTGCCGTTAGTGGCACTGCGGTAGATGACGGTTTTTCCGGCGGCAATATTACGCTAGGTGATACTTACAGTGATGCTGCTACCAAGTTTACAATCTTTCGAGATATTCCTGTAACAAGAACAACTGACTTCCCCACATCAGGTCCATTTAATATCTCTGCTCTTAATACAGAGTTGGATAAGCTGTTTGCCATTGAGCAGGAGCTTGAGACTAAAATTGGCCGTACCATGAAGCTGGCAGACTCTGATACTGCTGCTACACTGTCTCTTCCAAACCTTGATACACGAAAAGGCACAACGCTTGCCTTTAATACGACCACAGGTTTGCCAGAGGCTGGTCCTAAGATTGGTGATGTTTCTACCATTGCGGCCATTACTGCTGATATTGCGGCACTTGCTGACATCGAGGATGGCACCACTGCAACAGATGCTATCTCTGGCCTTGCTGCTATCAAAGCCAATGTAACTACAGTTGCAGGAATAAGCAGCAATGTAACAACTGTAGCTGGTCAAACGACCAACATGCAGAACATTACTGATAATCTTAGTGCTATTCAAAACGCTGCTACAAACGCTACTACTGCTACGACAAAGGCCAGTGAAGCTGCAACAAGCGCTACAAATGCGGCATCATCAGCCACTTCGGCTGCATCATCAGCCACAACAGCGACGACAAAAGCCTCAGAAGCATCGACATCAGCTACAAATTCGGCAAGTTCTGCGTCTACTGCCTCTGGTCATAAAGACACTGCCACTACAAAGGCATCAGAGGCAGCATCATCGGCCACGGCTGCTGCGGCATCTGCCACAACGGCCACTACTCAGGCCAGTACAGCAACCACACAGGCCACCACAGCAACCACAAAAGCTGGAGAGGCGGCAACATCTGCTACAGCTAGTGCGACCAGCGCAACAGCCAGCGCAACAAGTGCCACTGCTTCTGCATCGTCTGCAACGGCTGCGGCCGCATCACAGACTGCTGCTGCTTCTAGTGCGGCTGCTGCGGCTACAGCTTTGGACAGCTTCGATGACCGTTATCTTGGCGTTAAATCTAGCAACCCAACACAGGACAATGACGGAAACGCTCTAGTTTCTGGCGCATTATATTTTAACGACAGTGCTAACGAGATGCGGGTCTATGATGGTGCCAACTGGATCGCAGCAACATCTGCTGGCAATGTCAGCTTGATCCTGTACGAATACACAGCCACATCAAATCAGACGACATTCAGCGGTTCAGACGACAACAGCGCCACGCTTTCCTATACCGTAGACAATCTGCAAGTTGTTATGAATGGCGTTATCCTCGACCCATCAGACTATACAGCCACCAACGGTACATCTGTTGTGCTGGCTTCCGGCGCTGCTACCAATGACCTTATCAACATCTATGCCTTCAAGTCATTCACCACAGCAGACATGGTTTCCAAGACTGCTGGCGGCACATTTGCTGGTGCGGTTACTGTGCCGCAACTTAATGCTGACAACCTACGCCTCGACGGCAACACCATCAGTAGCACAGATACGAATGGCAACGTGAACATCGACCCAGCGGGAACGGGTGATACGGTCATGACCGGCAGCGGTGGTCAAGTAACAGTTGATGAAAATGGTCACGTTACAAGCAAACAATCTTTAGACGTAGCAACCGCTGGCGGCAGAATTATTGGCGCAAGTAATCGCGGCACAGTTGGTCAGATTGGCATTGAGCAAAGCACGACAAGCGCAGATGGCGGACATATTCAGCTTTCAACTTGTGCGTCTGGCTCAACAAATCCAACAGAACGTATGCGTATCGACAGCAGCGGGCACGTTCAAATTCAAAGTAATGCCAGCACTGGTAATCTGGTGTTTAAAGAATCAACCACTGATTCTTGGTCTATTAGAAACAATGGCGCAAATGGTTACCTAGCTTTTTTTGATGAGTATAATAATCTTGAAAGGATGCGAATAAATGCGGCCGGAAACCTTTGCATCGGCAAAGATAACGACGGTTTAACCAACTCTGGCTCTGCATTTCTCTCATCCTCTGGGCATCATTATTTGGCTGTCGTGCATGATGTCAGTGACACTAATTCCGCATGTATATATGTGAACCGGCAAAACACTGATGGCCGGTTGATGGATTTCCGTCATGCTAACAGCACAGAAGGCAGTATCAGCGTTTCTGGCAGTACCGTGTCCTACAACGGTGGACACCTATCCCGTTGGTCACGACTAGCCGACAACACCAAACCGCCCACATTGTTGAAAGGTACTGTTCTCACAAACCTTGATGAAATGATTGTTTGGTCACACGACGAAGTTTTGTGGTCAGAAGATGATGAATTACCTGAAGGTGTGTCTGTTGGCGACGTAAAAACCGCAGCGTACACTGAGGGTAACGAACAGCTTAACCACACAGCAATTTCATCTGTTGAGGGCGATGCAAATGTTGCGGGTTTGTTTGTAAGCTGGGATGTGGAAGACGGATACAACGATTTTTATTTGGCAATGACCGGCGATATGGTCATCCGCATTGCACAAGGCACAACAGTAGCTAGAGGAGACTTGCTGATGTCAGCCGGTGATGGCACCGCCAAGCCGCAGGACGATGACATTGTTCGCAGCAAGACCATTGCGAAGGTCACCAGCACCACAGTTTCACACACCTACGATGACGGCAGCTATCTTGTGCCGTGCGTCTTGATGGCTTGCTAATGACCGAAGAACACAAAATCGCACTTGATGTTGCGGCGGGTACAGGCACTGCTGCCGCGATGATGGATATGGCACCGAACGCCGTGGCTCTGATCACTGGCGTCTGGGTGCTGATCCGCATCTGGGAAACTGAGACGGTGAAGCGGCTGACGGGGCGCGAATAATGTGGAGATGGTCAGCGTCTTTTGCCTGTATGTCTTTTTAGAGGAAAAGCGCATCAGCGATGATCTATGCTTTCGGTCGGTCGATGATTGCCTTTACTACAGCACCAGACTGGCCAGACAGGGCGACAAGATAACGACGTATTGCCTACCACGCGAAATCATTGAAGGCAGCGAAAGGGTTTATTGATGATACAGGTGCCGATGATCGATGTTATCCAGACCGCGCTGATAGTCGTCGCAATCGTTATGCTGGCGAGGCGATAATGATCGATCCGATCTCAGCTTTTAGTATGATCAGCAGCGCCGCAGGGGCCATCAGTGGGTCCATCAAGGCGGGGAAAGACCTGTCGTCCCTTTCGGGTCCGATCTCGCGCTATGCGAAGGCTGAGGCGCAACTAAACTTCGGTGCGGCGCGAAAGAAAAAAAGCATCTTCAGCAAAATGACCGGGGCCGAACAAGCTGGCATCGATGAGTTTTTCCGTAAAGAAGAACTAGACCAGATGCGTAAACAGATGCGCGAAATATTTATGATCTATGGCAAGCCCGGATCGTGGGAAAGGCTGCAAGCTGAGATCGCACACCAGCGGCAGATTCAAAAAGAAGAATTGGAACGCCGTGCCAAAGTGCGCGATGCCATCATCCTTTGGACCGTGCTGCCAGCGATCCTGATCGTCGGCGCTGGATTGCTCTATCTGTTTGTGACGTTCTTGAAGGGCCAGCAATAAAGGGGCAGCGTGACAGGATCAGCCACAACGACGGGGCTTCAAGGCGAGTACATAGCGCTCGCCGCAATCCTTGATCTTGGATGGAAGGCAGGCCACGCGCCGATGGATGGCGTTGACGTGATCGCGTGGCAGGGCAATGACTTCATGCGCGTGCAAGTCAAAAGCGCCAGACTGCGAAAGCAGCGTGATCGCGGCGCATTAACCTACCATCATCAGCTTGGGTCGGGCCGGGATAAAAAGACCCGTCCAGATCAACGCGTTTATGATATCCTTGCCCGTGTTGCTATTGATCAGCGCCGCGTCTATTTTGCGGCGGCATCTAGCATCAACAAATTATCGGAACGGCGCAGCCCTGAGTTTTATGACAAATACGGTCTGGAAGAATCTAGCTGGCAACGCGCCGTCGAAATCGTGAAGGAAACGAGAAATGAACAAAGATAGGTTGC